ACCGTCCCGGCGCCGGGAAGGTGTTGCCTGGGCCCATCACGCTGAGGTTGCGGCGATAGCGCGGAACAATCCTGCGCTTGCAGATAAACTCCTTGATCACGCCGAAAGTGAAGGATGGGGTTCTAGACGCCTACGCGCCGAGGTTCGCAAGGTCCGCGAGATCAATCTACCCGACACGCGCAGCAGCCACATCTACAACCCGAACCCGGCCATGCTTGCGATCGTCAATGCTTGGAACTCAGCCGGCAGCGAAGTGCGTGACGCATTCCTGGAGCTGGTGACCAATGCTGGCGGGGAAGATGTCGAGGTTCTGAACTACCATGAACACCTGATCTACAAGGCGCTTTGCCTTGCGGCGGACGACAATCTTCCATGCCCGAAAAACCTCGATCTTGAAATACTCGTCGGCTGCAACTCCGGGTCGACTGTGCCAAAGGTGATTCAAGATTTGGAGGATAAGGGCCTAATCGGCGTAGAGCGTTTTCAGAAATTCAGGCGGGTGAAGATTATGGTCACCGATCGTTGGACGGCCCGTGCGCCAGAGCAATCTAGCGACAACAAGCACACACCTCGCGTTGGCGCGGCGAGAGCCCCGGTTGAAATCGGCGGCGGTTTTAAAGTGACCGGCGATTGTTCTCAAGCTTCAGAGGGAGATGAGCCATGACGTTCGCGAAAGGGCAAAGCGGAAACCCAGGCGGGCGCCCTAAAGCTGTTCTGGAGGATGGGCGCACGCTGGCCGATCTCGCTCGGGAGCACACTGTCGAGGCTGTCGAGACGCTGGTTGAGGTGATGGGGGATAAGCAAGCCCCTGCTGCTGCCCGTGTGGGGGCCGCTGGAGCGATTTTGGACCGTGGGTGGGGTAAGCCCAAGCAGGACATCGGATTGGACGCCAGCGACGATCTGGTGGCAATCTGGGATGCAATGCAGGAGCGCAAGAGGGCACATGGCCTCGAAAGCTGAAATTGCGACCGAGATATTCAGGTGCGAGCATGATCCGTATGGCTACGCGATCAGGGCGTTCCCGTGGGGCCAGGGCGATCTAGCTGATAAGTCTGGCCCTCGCGAATGGCAGAAAGAGGTCATGGACGATATCGCGGCCCATCTGCGCAATCCTGAGACGCAGTTCCAACCGCTGCGCATTGCTCGCGCGTCTGGCCACGGCATCGGCAAGTCGGCGCTGATCGGGATGCTGATCAAGTGGGCGCTCGACACCAAGCCGGACACGCGCGTCATGGTGACTGCGAACACTGAGGGCCAGTTGCTTACAAAGACCAGCCCAGAGCTGGCGAAGTGGTCGCGCCTGGCGATCACGTCGGACTGGTTCAAGTGCAATGCTACCTCGATCGTGTCCACTGCGGACGGGCACAACTCCAGTTGGCGCGCCGATCTGGTGACATGGAGCGAGAACAACACCGAAGCGTTCGCCGGCCTGCACAACGAGGGCAAGCGGCTTCTGCTGATATTCGACGAGGCATCAGGCATCTCGGATAAAATCTGGGAGGTGGCTCTCGGCGCCCAGACCGATGCGAACACCGAGATCATCTGGCTCGTGTTCGGCAACCCCACGCAAAATACCGGCGCTTTTCGCGAGTGTTTCGGCAAGGCGCGCAACCTCTGGCGCACCAAGCAGATCGACAGCCGCACCGTCGAGGGCACGAACAAGCAATACCTCGACGAACTGGTCCGCACCTATGGCGAGGACAGCGACATCGTGAAGGTCCGCGTGCGCGGCATGTTTCCGAGCGCGTCCTCGATGCAGTTCATTCCGCTCGATATCGTCGACGCGGCCCAGGCACGCGAGCCATCTGTCGGCCTGGCTGCAGATCCGGTGATCTTTGGCGTCGACTGCGCCCGCATGGGTGATGACGAAAGCGTGCTCGCCATCCGCTGCGGCCGGGACGCTACCTCACGCCCATGGAAGCGGTGGACGAAAATGGACAGCATGACGCTGGCCGGCGACATCGCGCTGGAGGCTGATCGCTATCATCCCGACATGATCTTCGTCGACGCGGGCAACATCGGCGCCGCCATCGTCGATCGCCTGCGTCAGTTGCGGCCGGACACGCCGGTCATGGAGGTCTGGTTCGGTGGCGAGGGACGCGATGCCGAGCTTGAGCCTGGCGTGCGTGTCCACACTGCCAACAAGCGCGCGGAAATGTGGACCCGGATGCGGCACTGGCTGCGCGGTGCCTCGATCCCCGCCGAGGAGCGGCTGCGCGATGACCTGATCGGGCCGATGTATGGCTTCGCGGGCGATGACACCTGCGTCCAGCTTGAGAAGAAGAAGGACATGAAGAAGCGCGGCCTGCCATCGCCGGATTGGGGCGATGCGCTGGCTTGCACCTTTGCCGAACCGGTGATGCCGCGCACTGTTCCAGGCTATCTCAACCCGCTGTCGTATGGGAACACGGAAGGCAATCGCTATGCCGAGCTCGACTGACTTCCCGACCTACATCCGCAACCTGATCGCCCTCGGCCACGATCGGCACTGGCTGCGGCGCAATGAACCGGCGCTGGCCCTGCGCTTTGCCATGGACCCGACGCCCTTTCCCCCGCTGCCCGAGCCGGTTAGGGTGCGGGATCGGTATGAGGAACTGTGATGGCGCGCACTGACGCAATGCGGAGTTGGCGCACCTGGTTCTGCGAGCGCGTCGATGCCAAGCAGGCCGCTGCGAGACCGATGGGCTTCCATCATGATGGAACCTCAAGGCCCGCGATTCACCGCCCCACCACATCCGGCACATAGTCCGCTCGCCATCCAGGCATCCTCTCCCAACCTATCCGGCCCGGCCTAACCCGCCGGGCCTTTCTCTGCCCGCGATTCAAGCCAGCAGCGCCACGGGATAGCCAGCCTCCACCATAGGAGGCCGCTATCTGCTCTGCACCTGACATGCCCCCGCCGCCCGCTGAACGGCAGTCGATCAAACTGCCGGACCAGGGTGCGACCGGCGCGGGCGCCAACTCCAGCAAGTTCCGCCGCGCGATCATGGCCGGCCTGCTGACCAGTCCGCAAGGCGTGCTGGGTTCGCCGACTGTGGCGAAACCGACCCTTGGCTGACATCGAGCCATCCCAGACCGGCGACAGCCTGCGCCACCGCCTGCAACGGCGGCTCGAAGGCATGAAGACCGTCCGCACCGACTTCGAGGCGGAATGGATCGATATCGCCCGCTTTGCGCAGCCTGCCCGGTCGAGGTTCCTGTCGAACGAGAAGGACAAGGGTGCGCGTCGTCGCATCCGCAACAACAAGCTGCTCGACCCCAAGGGCATTGAGGCTTTCCGCACACTGACCAACGGCATGACCTCGGGCCTGTCGAGCGCGAGCCGGCCCTGGTTCATGCTCAAGCTAGCCGACGAGGATCTGGGTGAGCGCACCGAGGTCAAGGAATGGCTCTCGGCTGTCGAGCGCCGGCTCTACGACTTCCTCGCGAAGACCAACTTCTACGCCGCGGTCAAGGCTGGCTACACCGAGCTCGGCCTGTTCGGCACCGAGGGCTGCGTGATGCTCGAAGACCGCAACGTCGGCGCGGTCTGCCATCCCCTGACAGCGGGTGAATACTGGATCGCGCAGAGCAATGCGCTCGTGCCTGATACCCTGTTCCGCTACTGCCCGATGGACGTTCGCCAGGCCGTGCAGACCTTCGGCAACAACGTCTCGCCGTGGGTGCGCAATGCCTACGACAATTCCAGCTACCAGTTGCCGGTCCAGTATTACCAGGCGATCGAGCCGGACCCGGGCCACAACCCCGCCAACCCGCTCAGCAAGGCGTGGCGCTCGATCTATTGGGACTACAACGACACCCGCGCCGACCATCTGACGCGCGTCTCAGGCTTCCACGATCAGCCGTTCTGGGCGCCGCGCTGGGATGTGATCGGCGGCGACACCTATGGCGTCTCTCCCGGTATGGACAGCCTGCCGTCGCTGCGTGAACTGCAGATGCAGACCAAGCGGCGCAACGAGGCGATCGACAAGCTGGTCAAGGCCGAGATCGTCGTGCCTCCCTCGCTGCGCCTCACTGGCCAACCCGGCAGCATCGTCACCGGCACCGGCGTGACGCAGGACCAGGTCTTCGTGCCCTACCAGATGCCCTACCAAGCGGTGGCGGCGATCGGGGCCGAGATCGACAAGTGCCATCAGCAGATCGATGCGCTGTCCTATGCCGAACTGTTCAACGCGATCACCAACATGCAGGGCATCCAACCCCGCAACGTCGAGGAGATCGCGGCGCGCAACGAGGAGAAGCTCACACAGCTTGGCCCGGTGATCGAGCGCGTCAACAATGAGAAGCTCGAAGTCGCGATCGACCGGGCGTTCGGGATCATGATGCGCGGCAATCTCCTGCCGCCGCCGCCGCAAGCGATCATCGACGAGGGCGTGGACCGGCTCGATGTCGAGTTCGTCTCGATCCTCCACCAGATGCAGCGCATGGTCGGCATCGGCCAGATCGAGCGCACCGTGTCGTTCATCGGCAACATCGCTGGCGCCGCACCGACTGCGCTCGACAAGCTCGATGTCGACGAGATGATCGACGAATACGCCTACCGTGCCGGTGCGCCGGCCAAGATGATCCGCTCGACCGACAAGGCCAATGAACTGCGCCAGGCTCGCGCTCAGCAGCAGGCGGCGGCTCAAGCGGCGGCTGCGATGCCTGCCGTGCGTGACGGCGCCGATGCCGCGAAACTGCTCAGCGAGACCGATGCGGGCGGCCAGTCGCTGCTCGACCGGATGATGCCGGCGTGACCTCCGAGTTCTCCCGCGAGGACGCAGAATATCTGCTCGGTCGGGCCGAGTTTCGCCGCTTCCTTTTCGCCGCGATTCAAGCCGCTGGAATCCTCGGGCAGAGCAGCCCTGCCAACGGGCAAACAGGACGCGATCTCTTGGAGGGGCGTCGAAGCTTGGGGCTCGATCTGCTGTCCATTGCAGATGCCGGACAGCCTGAACCGCTGCGGTCGCCCCAATCTTTGGCGACGCTCGACCAGGTTCTCCGTGAAGCCATGACCCCCAAGCCGAAGGACAAATCCCGTGACCGACGAAGTGACCGCAACCGAGACGACGACGCAACAGCCGACGAGCGATACGCCGCCATCTGATGCACCGCCCGCCGCCCCTGCGTCGACCGAAACCGCTGCGCCCGAGGCCGCTGCCGACACCACGGCGCTGGGGACGGGGCTCGAAGCCGAGGTAACGACCGAGGGCGAGGCTGAGGCCGAGGCTCCTGTCGGCGCTCCCGAGAAATACGAACTGGCGCTCGAAGGCGTCGACCTCGACCCCGAACTGCTGGCCGAGGCCGAGCCGATCCTGCGCGAACTCAACCTGACCAACGAGCAGGCCAATGCGCTGCTGCCGATCGCGCCGAAGATCATGGAGAAGGCGCAGAACGCGACCATGCAGGCGCTGCTCGATGCCGGCGCCGCGCAACGCACTGCCTGGTTGAACGACATGAAGGCCGACCCCGAGATCGGCGGCAACAAGTTCGACGAGACCATCCACGTCGCGGCCAAGGCGCTCGACACGATGGGCTTCACCAAGACTGGCCACGGCGAGGACGGCAAGGAGCCGCATCCTTTCCGCAAGGCTCTCGATGAATCCGGCTTCGGCAACCATCCCGACATGGCTCGCATCCTGCGGCGCCTTGGCGAGGCGGTTGGTGAGGACGGCCTGTTCGTCCGCAGCGATGCGGGCGGTCGCGAAGATCTTCCGGCCTGGAAGGTCATGTATCCCGAAGACAAGTAGGAGACTGAACCATGGCCGTTCTCGGCAGCACTTACTGGAACCTGATCGACACGCTCAAGATGCAGGATCTCAAGGCGGAAGCATCCGTCGCCGAGGTTCTTCATCAGTTCTCGCCCTTCCTCAAGGACGCGAACGTGCAGAGCTGCAACAAGGGCACCAAGCACGCGGTTTCGATCCGCTCCGGCCTTCCCTCGGTTTCGTGGGGCGCCCTCTATCAGGGCATCGCGCAGAGCAAGGGCAACTACACGACTGTCGAAGAAGCGACCGGCTTCGTCGAAGGTCTGGCCAGCGTCGACACCCGCCTCCTCAAGCTCTATCCCAACGAGACCGGCAAGCTGCGTCTCATGGAAGCGCAGGGCTTCATCGAGGCGATCGCGCAGACCCTGGAAACCGCGTTCTTCTATGGCAACGTGTTCACGTCGCCGACGCAGTTCCACGGCCTGACCCCGCGCTACAACTCGCTGTCGAACGCCAATGTCGTCGCTGGCGGCGGTTCCGGCTCGGACAACACCTCGATCTGGTTCGTCACCCATGGCGACATGCAGACCTCGGTGCTGACCCCGTCGTCGATCCCGGCCGGCCTGCAGCGCGAGGACAAGGGTGAAGTTCGCGTCCTCGATGGCTCGAACAACCCCTACTACGTCAAGGAGGAGATGTTCACCCAGCACGCGGGTATCTGCGTGAAGGACTGGCGCTGGAATGCCCGCGTCTGCAACATCGACGTTTCCGACGTGATCGCCGGCTCGGTCAAGGTCAACGCGCTGATGCGCAAGGCCTACCACAAGCTGCAGGGCACCCACGCCTACCAGATGGACAAGCCGGGCGTCGCTTCGCCGGGTCGCACCGTCATCTACATGAACCGCACCATGTACGAGGCGCTCGACGCGGAATCGACCAACCGCCCGGGCGGCACCGACAACTTCATCCGCCTCACCCCGATGGAAATCCAGGGCGAGGAAGTGATGTCGTGGCGCGGCATGCCCATCCGCCGCACCGACGCTCTCACCAGCGCCGAAACGCTCGTCAGCTAACCCGCAAACCGGAGAAACGACAATGATCTTCGACAACACTCTCCTGTTCAGCAGCGGACAGGCAATCACCGCCTCGGCGGCCTCGACCAACTCCATCGACCTCGGCGCCACTGGCACCCCGGTCGGCGGTTCGGCGCTCACCCGCGACATCGGCGCCGGCGAGGAGATCGAGATCTCGGTGCTCGTCACCGAGGTGTTCGCGACCCTGACCAGCCTGACGGTCACGATCGAGACGGACGACAACTCGTCGTTCTCCTCGGCCACGACCCGCTACTCGTCCGGCGCGATTGCCGCGGCGACGCTGGTGGCCGGCTATCAGTTCAAGGTTCCGGCGCACTTCCCGCTGGGCACCAACGAACGCTACGTCCGGCTCTACTACACCGTCGCTGGCTCCAACGCGACCACTGGCAAGATCACTGCCGGCGTCGTGGCTGCTCGCCAGAGCAACAGCGCCCTTGGCGTGGCCGTCTGACCATGGCCCGCTATCGCGCCACTGTGGCGGTGTTCCTTTCCAACGAGGGCCGACTGGTCCCCGTTGGCGAGGAATTCACCTTCGACGGGCCGGTCGGCTCGACGTGGGAATGTCTCGACGAGCCTGCCGAGGAACCTGCCCCTGCCAAGCGCAGGGCTCGGGCCTCGGACCAGGCCGACGACTGACGGGGGTGGGGCGGGCTTTCGGGCTCGCCCCTTTCCACTATGGCAGACCTCAATCTCTCAACCATCCCGCAAGTGCGCGGCCAGGAGTCGACCGAGGTCGCGCTGTCTCCCTATGCCTTCTCTGACCTGGCGACCTCGTTCGTCGGCGTAGTCGGCTCATCGGCATGGACTGCCGCGACCGGCACCGCCTCACGCTCGACCTTTGCGACCTACACCGCACCGACCATCTCGGCATCCCCAACGCAGGCCGAGGTGCAGGCTGTGGCTGACGCTGTGCAGGCCCTGTCCCGGCACATGAAGGCGCTGATCGACGACCTCAAGGCAGCCGGCGTCATCTAGCGCGATTCAAGGCGGGGATGGCCGGCACTAGGCAGGATCAAGGAGGCCGCGTCTCATGAACCTTGTGAACTTCACCCCTGTCCCGGCCAGCAATGTCGGGTTTGCCGTGACCACGACCAGCACGGCCGCAGAGAAGATCTATTCCGGCTCTGAAACCGACATCTACCTCTATGCCCCAGCCTCGAACACGCAGGATATCTTCTTCGAGATCGGCGGCTCCAGCGTTGTAGCGACCGTCACCACGACCTCGGCGAATGGCAGCATAATGCTCCCGCCTGGCTCGCTGCAGGTTCTGCGCGGCTGCCGTGGCGACAATTCCGGCGTGTGGGTCTCGATGATCACCGCCTCGGGATCGGCCACTGGATATGCCTGCCCCGGCAACGGTTCGTGATCCGTGGCGTCGGTCATTACGCTCTGCAACGAGGCGCTCTCCACCATAGCAGCGGGCCAGATCGCGTCGCTCACCGAGGACAGCCTCGAAGCGCGTGAATGCAAGCGGTGGGCGCAGACCATCCTCGATGAGATGGCTGACTGGTCGGAATGGATCGACCTGATCAAGCGCGTGACGCTGGCTGTGGTGACGAACGACCGCGCTGCAGAGTGGCTCTACGCCTACGCCCCGCCGGCCGACATGGCAGACCCGATCGACCTGCGCGAGACCGAGGACGCGGCGACCACGCTGCAGCCCTATGGCTTGGGCGACTTCCCGACGCAGGACGCTGCACCGATCCCGTTCACCTATGAGGGCGGGGTGATCTACGCCAACATCGAGAACGCGATCCTCGTCTACTCGGGCAATGCGTTCGATGTCGGCCGCATGAAGCCTCTGGTGCGCCGCGCGTTCGTCACTGAACTGGCATTCCGCCTTGCGCTGCCGATCAAGAAGGACGCCAGGCTCGCGCAGTTCCTGCAAGGCCTGGCGCTGCAGGCGCGCAACCTCGCGATCTCCGACGAGGAAAACAAGAACCCGCGTCGCCAGCCTCGCTACGTCTCTGATGCTGAATGGGCGCGCTCAGGGATCGGCGTGTGAATTTCCGGGTTGCTCAGGTCAATTTCAGCCGTGGCGAGATCGCGCCGCACCTCTACGGTCGGTTCGATGTCGACGCATGGCAGTCCGGCCTCAAGACCGCGACCAACGTGTTCGTGCTCAAGTATGGTGGCGTGGCCAAGCGCCCGGGCATGCAGTTCGTCGCCGAGGTGATCGACGCGACGGCAGAGAACAGGCTCATGCCGTTCCAGTTCTCGCTGACGCAGGCCTATGCGCTGGAGTGGGGCGATCTCTATATGTCGCCCTGCGCTGCCGGTGGGCGGGTGCTGTCGGGTGGCCTGCCCTATTCCTGCGTCACCCCATATGCCGCTGCTGACCTGGCTGAACTCGACTATGAGCAGACCACGGACACGGTATTCCTTGCGCACCTCGACTATGCGCCAGCCAAACTGCTGCGCGCCAGCCACACAAGCTGGAGCGTCGCGACCGTGACGTTCGGGCCTGCCATCGCCGCGCCGACCGGGTTGTCGGTTAGCGCCTCGACGCCGAACACCGACGCGCCGAACAGCGGCGCCTCCTACTTCCCACTAAACCAGTCCTATGTCGTCACCGCGGTCAACGACGATACGGGCGAGGAAAGCCGGGCCAGTTCATCGCAGACTGTCACCAACGACCTGACGCTCAAGCGCAACTACAATTCGCTGACCTGGTCGGCGGTGACGGGCGCCAGTCGCTACAACGTCTACAAGGCCGACGACAGCCAGTTCTACGGCTACATCGGCACGACGGAATCGCTGACGTTCAAGGACACGAATATCGGCCCGGCGCTCGATAAGGCTCCACCGCAGGCGTTCAATCCGTTCCCCGGGGCCGGCGACTATCCGTCCAGCGTCACCCTGTTCAGTCAACGCTCGTTCTGGGGCCGCACCTCGAACGTCCCGCATGGCGTCTGGGCCTCGCGTGTCGGGGTGAGCCAGCTTGAGAACATGGACCGCTCACGGCCACTGCGCGCCGATGACAGCCTGTCCTTCGCCATCATGGGGGCCAAGGTCTGCGCGGTGAACCACTTCGCGCCGACGACCTCGCTGATCGCCCTGACCAGTGACGCGATCTTCAACGTCAACGGGGATGGCTCTGGCGGTGCGATTGCGGCCAACTCCGCGCCATCCGTGCGGCGCCAGTCCGGCCGGTCTGCCTCGCGCCTCAAGCCGATCATCGTCGACAACGTGATCTTCGCCACGCCGGCTGCCGGATCTGCGGTGCGCACGATCGGCTACGACTTCTCGATCGACGGGCTCAAGTCGAACGATGTCACGATCTTCTCGCCACACTTCCTTGAGCAACATTCGATCCGCTCATGGTGCTATGCGCAGGAGCCGCGGTCGCTGATCTGGGCTGCGCGCGATGATGGCAAACTGCTGTGCTTCACCTGGGAGCAGGAGCAGAACGTCTGGGGCTGGACCATCTGCGAGACCGATGGGCTGGTGCTGGAGGTCTGCTCGATCTTCGAGGACGGCGAGGACCGGGTCTACCTGATCGTCGAGCGCGTGATCGATGGCGTCACGAAACGGTTCGTCGAGCGCATGGCCTCGCACTGGTGGACCGATGTCTCGGACTGCTGCTACCTCGACGCCTCGGTGCAGGCTACGGTTGGCTCGCCGCAATCGACATTCACCGGGCTGGATCATCTGAACGGCCGCACCGACATCGCAGGCATGGTCGATGGTATCGTCGTCACCGGCCTGACTGTGAGCGGCGGCTCAGTGACGCTGCCCGATACGGTGCCACCCGGGACCAAGGCGGTGTTCGGTATCCCCTACACCGTCGATGTCGAGACGCTGCCCTATCGCGCGTCGAGCAAGTATGATGGCCTGAACGTCGGCCGATCGCACAACATCGGCATGGCGGTGCTGACCCTCAAGGACTCGCGCCAGATCAAGGCCGGGATCGATGCCGACCATCTGTTCCCGGTCAAGTCGCGCATGACCGAGGCCTATGGCTCTGCCGACCAGGTCATGAACGGCGAGTGGATCGTCAACATGGACAACAAGGTCAAGGACACTGCCTCGGTCCATATCCAGCAGACCGCGCCGACCCCGTTCACGCTGCTCGGGGTGGCATTTGATCCCATAACCAACGGGTGATGGATAGCCGGGTCCGCCTCGTCCCTGCCGAGCACAAGCATATCGGGCGCATTGCCAACCGGATGCGCGCGATCGATGCGCTGGAGTGCCGGGCGATGGGGCGCGAACCCAAGCAGGCGCTGCGTTACGCGCTGGGCACATCCTCGAAGGCATGGACGGCGCTGGTCGATGGCCAGCCCGAGGCGATGTTCGGTGTGGTCGTCACCTCGGCGCTTGGGCAGGAGGCGACACCCTGGTTCCTTGGCACCGACGAGGTATATCGGCACGGGCGCGAGCTCCTGATGTGGGGGCCTGGGATGCTCGATCGGCTGTGCGATTCAAGATGGCACCTCAGAAATCTAGTGTCGGCTTGCAACACCCGCGCCATCGTCTTGCTCAAGCGGTGGGGCTTTACGATCGGGGAGGAGGTGATCTTGTTCGCCGGGGTTGAGTTCCTCCCATTTGAAAAGGTGCCGGCCTGATGTGCTTGCCAATGGCCGCTCTCTCTCTAGCCGCCGGGGTGATGTCGGCAGTCGGCACTGGTGTCGCCGCGATCAGCGCAAACCAGCAGGCCCAATACCGTGCCAAGATCGACGAGCGGAATGCCCAGATCGAGCGCGAGGCGGCCAACCAGGAAAACGAGAACACGCGTACCGCCGCCCTCGACCACTACCGCAAGGTGGCTCAGTTGAAGGGCCAGCAGGTGCTTGGCGCTGCGGCGAATGGCGTCTCGACCGACTTCGGCACGGCGGCCGATAGCGTGGCCGATACCGACATGCTCGCCTCCGAGGATGTGAACCGCATCTACAAGCAGGGCGCGCAGAACGTGCGGGGCCGCGACATCAACGCATGGAACAACATCGCGCAGGCCAATGCGTCGCGCGCTGCCGGGTCGAGTGCGCTGCTCGGTGGCGCATTCAACACTGTCGGCACTGCGCTGAGCGGGGCGTCGCAGTATCAATATCTCAAGTCCGGCATGCCCAAGGCGCCAAAGGTTTCGGGGGGTGGCGGTGGCATCATCGTGAACCGCGGCACCAACGTCGGGTTTGGCCTCTGATATGCCGCGCATCCCGACCTATCAACCCGGCCAGGTCGCACCGGTCCAGACCACGACAGCCCGTTTCCGCACGCCAGACATGCCAGACAGCGGGCTCGGCAAGGGCCTGCAGGTGCTCGGTGAGGCGATGGGCAACTATGCTCGCGTGCAGGACCATATCGACGCGGTCAATGACGACACGCAGGCGAGGTCCCTGGCGCTGGAGGGGCAGCAGCAGCTTGCCGCACTGACGCAGCAGTTCAGCACCTTGCAGGGCGGCAATGCGCGCGCGGCGCAAGCTGATGTTGTGGCGCAGATGGCCAAGGTCCGCGAGGGCCTGCTGGCCAAGGCGGCAAACCCGCGCATGGCCAAGATGTTCGAGGAGCGTTTCGCGCCGGTCTATGCCGACACATCGCAGTCGGTGTTCGGCCACGCTGCCAAGCAGTCGCTGGTCGAGCGTGACAGCGTGCTGGCCAACTCGGTCTCCGCCGCGCAGGACGAGGCCGCGATGCTGGCTGAGCAGCCTGACAAGTTCGGCGCGGCCATCGACAGGGTCCGCGCTGCGGCTCTCGAATACGCCGGGTTCAAAGGCATCGACGGCTCAGCCTATGCCAAGCAGCAGACCGGCGCGGTTTATGCCGCTGCAACGCTGAACGCGATCAAGGGCGAGAACGTCGACCTGGCTGAGGCAATGTTCCACGCGCACGAAAGCGACATGACCTTCGAGCAGCGCAACCAGGTGCTCGGCGCGCTGCAGAAACCCCTGCTCGATCGCGACAGCGCGGCCGGCTTCCTTGAGGTGACGGCGGGGCGATCTCCAACTGCAGGAACCGGTGGCGGCACCTATCAGGCTCCGGTCGAGGGTCGCGTCTCGAACACATTCGCACAACACCTGGCGCGCGGCTCGGCGGGTCTCGATATCGCGGCAGTCGTCGGCTCGGCGGTGCATCCCGTGGCTGGCGGGACGGTGATCGATGTCTCCGAAGATCCGCGCTCTGGCAAGTTCGTCATGGTGCGCCACGATGATGGCCATGTGTCCTCCTACTCGCACCTCGGCAATCAGTCGGTGAAGAAGGGCGACGCGGTCAACGCCAGCACGGTGCTCGGCACAGTCGGAATGACCGGCCACACTGAGGGGCCGCACGTCCATCTGCGCGTTCGGGACGCTGCGGGCAACGATGTCGACCCTGAAAAGCTGATCGGCAAGCAGTCCGCTGCGGTCGTTGGCTCGCCCTCGGCGGCGCGCAATTGGGATCAGGCGTCGGTCATCGCGGCGATCGAGAAGCATCCCGAGTGGAGCTTCGAGAAGAAAGAGCGGGTGAAGGCATACGCGCGCACCCGGATGAACCAGGACGAGTCGACGCTGTCGGATCAGTATGCCGATGCCAACGATCAGGCGATGGTGTTCATCGCGCAGAACGGCGGCAAGATCGACAATGTCAGCCAGTTGCCGGCAGCGATCCGCTCGCGCATGAACCCGGGTAAGCTCGCGGAATTGTCGATCAACCTGCAGAAGGCAGCCAAGGCTGAAAACGAGGAGGCTCTGGCCAATTCGCCTGAGGTGCTGAAACTGGAGATCGCCAAGCGCGCGGACCCGGCAGCGTTCGCCAAGGTCGATCTGTCTGGTTACATCGGCAAGGTGCCAAGCAAGCAATTGCGCGGGTTCATCCTCGATCAGATGTCGCTCAAGCACCAGTCCGATGCGGAGCGCGCGAAGTTCGACCCGACCGCAGGCATCAATGCGGCGATCGGGCGCGGTGGGAAACTGCTCGGGATCAAGACCAAGGACTCGGACTATCCGAGCGTGTTCGACACGATGAAGGCGCGCGTCGCCGACATCTACGAGAAGAAGAACGGCGTCGTCACCGCGGCGGATTATGACGAGGCGTTCAAGGACGCGTTCAGGGAAATCCCCGCGCGCTGGTCGAGGTTCGGCGGCTCAACCTCAATGCGCGTCTACCAGGCTGATGCTTCGATGCCTGACGAAGACCGTGGGCGGTTGGCCAGCGCCTTCAAAACCGCCAACGGCCGCGATCCGACCGATACCGAACTGCTGCAGATGTATCGGCGCGAAAGGGGCCGCTAGAGGTAGCGCGACGCGCCGAACATGACGGCGAACCATATGATCGTGGGAACGGTATAGGATCGCGATTCGGGCGGGCGCTTCCAGTTGAAAAGGGCTGCGAACGCGGCGCTGATGCACCAGAACGCGACCGCCTCGAAACCCCAAAGCACCATCATGGCGGCCAATGTGGCGCACTGGAACTGCCATAATTGGAGGTGCTTGCCCATAGATGCCTCCGTGCGATTCAATCGCGGGCTTGTGCCGCATAGCAAGCCGCATGGCAAATTCCCCCGTGATCCCTTGGGACTACTATCAGACCATCCGCAAACAGCAGCAGGCTGATGACGATCCCATCGGCAAGGCGATGTCAGTCCTTCATGCTGACGACACGCACGCTGCGGTCCTGAACGGCGGAGATCCAGGCAAGGTCGCGCGAGCGAACCAGTTGGCGCCGCAGATCGGCGAGCATCCGGCGTTGATCGAGGACCGGCTCGATGATGTGCAGCGTGGGCTGAATGCCGGCGCCTTGAGTAAGGTGGCGCAGGACCATCCCGGGCTCGGCCAGCACCTCGCCGCCAATCCACGCACCGCCGTCGTGGCGCAGGGCGATCACCAGTCTCTCGGCCTGCTCGGGCGGGCGTGGGAGTTCACCAAGGGCATCCCGGGCTCGCTGCAGGCTGGCTACTACGGCACAGCGGCGTCGCTCAGCGATCTCTGGACCTCGCTCGACGAGGCTGTGCTCTCGATCGCCAGCCCCAACACCATGACGGCAAAGATCAATGCCGGCGAGCAGGCCAGCGCGAGCTACCGGGCTCGGCAGGATCTTGTGCGGCCCAAGTCAGACAGCTTTGTGGTGCGCTCTGCCTTGCAGGGCGTCGAGTCAATCGCGCCATCGTTGCTCGCCGCGGGCGCGGGCCTGCTGACGCGCAATCCCAACGTCGCTGCCGGCATGATGGGGGTGACGACGGGCGCACCGGCCTATCGCGAGGCGCTGCGTGCAGGCAAAGGCACTGGCGATGCCCTGCGCTATGCGATCGAGCAGGGCGGCGTCGAGGCGCTGACCGAGCGCATGCCGGCGGGCGAGTGGCTGGATGCCCTGACCAAGCGCACACCAGTCGGCAAGGCGATCCTGCGATCGTTGGCTGAGGAAATCCCCGGGGAGCAGGTGGCGACGGTGCTGCAGGACTTCTCCGAATGGGTGAACCTGCATCCCGAGAAGCCGTTCTCCGCCTACCTGGAGGAGCGACCGGCTGCGGCGCTGGCTACGGCGATCGCCACCGTCACCGGCACCTCGGCCCAGGTCGGCGCGACCCGGGTGCTGCAAGGCGTGGTCGATTCCTCGGTGCGGACGGTGGCCAAGGTGGCTGCTGGCCGGCGTGAGGCCGAGGCTGCGCATGGCGAGGCGGCCGTCATCGACGCGATGGGCCGTGCTGCCCAGAACTCGGAACTGCGCAAGCGCGACCCCGAGGCGTTCAATGGGCTGATCGCGGATCTCGCCGAGAAGAATGGCGCGCACACTGTGTTCGTCCCTGCCGAGGCGCTGTCTGCCTACATGCAGAGCGACAGCTACGACCAATACACCGACCCGATGGAGCGTTACCGCGCCCAGATCGAGGAGGCTGCGGTCACGGGCGGCGATGTTGTGCTGCCGGCTGACTTTGCGCTAGGCACGCTGCCAGGCACGCCGGCATGGAACGCGCTCAAGGACGACATGCGGTTGTCAGCGGGTGGCATGTCCGCGCGCGAGGCCGATGATCTGCATGGCCGCCTCGACGAAGTGATGGGCCAGATCGGCGAGGTTGCGGGCAAGCAGGCTGCGCAGACCATGGCCGAGGAGACGGCGCACGCGAAGATCGTCGAGAGGGTGCGTGGGATGCTGGAGAACGCCGGCTTCACGCCAGAGGCCGCAGCGACGCAGGCTGAACTGATCGCGCTCAAGGAGACGGTGCGCGCGGCTCGCATGGGCAAGCAGTTGACCGGAGACGAGTTCGGGACCGAGGTGCGCCAGGTGCTGCCGCCTGCGCTGGCCGAGGCTCGCGCTGCCGACGAGACCGATCTCGTGATCAATGCGCTGCGCAAGGGCGGCACGGCTGGATCGCAGGGCGGGCAATCGCTGCTGGACTGGATCGCAAGCCGTGGCGGCATCGAGGACAAAGGTGGCGATCTGACCGCGATGGGCGCCGACAAGTGGCACCGCGAGAAGAAGTTCCGCCGCAAGCTGCTCAAGCCCTACGAGGAAGCGCAGGGCAACCTTATCGGCGGCGCGCACAATCCCAACTCGATCGAGTCGACGTTCGATGCCGCCGTGTCGGCGGGCTATTTCCCCGAACTGCTGGCGCAGCGCGAGAATGGCACCGGCTATGCTGATGCGCTCGACGTGAACGCCTTCAAGGCGGCGATCGCCGATGAACTGGCCGGGCGTCCGCGTTTTGCCGAGGAGGCGAAGACTGACCCCTACCGCGCCGCCGCCGATGAACTGGCTACACTGCTGGGCCAGCGTGGGATTGATCCTGAGGGGCTGAGCGACGCTGAACTGCGGTCGGTGATTGATCAGCTTGGGCAGGCAGAGGATGGGGGGCGTGGGTTTGATCAGATCACCCCCGCGCAGGCACTCGAAACGAATGTCCCGGTTGAAATGCCGAGCGACCCGCTGTTCGCCGAAGCGGTCGAGAACACGCCCGGCGCCGAGATAACCCCTGACGGCTTGTTGATCGATCTCGTCCGGTTCCAGAAGCCTGAGCAGGAGGGCGCGCAGGCGATCAGGACGGGCGTGTTCTATCTGCCGGCGAAGTCTGCCGATGTTCGACACTATCGCAACGCGAAGACTGGCTATGGCGGCGCTGAGCGGTTTGCTGGCGAGACGCTGATCCGGCGCCCTCTGTTTGTGAAGGGCGCAACTGGCGGCGCGGCTCCCGAGCAGGCCTACAAGCAACTGATGGGCAAGGACGCATTTGCCGAAATGTCGCGCGCGGTGACGCAGGTCATCACGCGAGGCGGCAATTATATGCGGCCAGACCCGGCGCTGAAACTGCAATTGATCGAGGAGTTTCTCGACCAGTATGCGCCGGAATCGTCGGGCGATGGCGCGCAGTTGGAGCGGGTTTCGCGCGAGGGCAACACGCTGCGTTATGCCTTGCAGGAATTGGCTGTCGCTCATGCTGTCCGCAATGCCGGCTACGATGCGGTGGTCGGCTACAGCAAGGGCAAGGCCGGCGCTCGCATCTCTGAGGTGTTTGATGTTCGCGAGCAGACATTCCCTGCGCGGGGGGCGGAGAGCTATGTCCACGACGCATTTGGCCGCACCTACAACCAAGCCGCCTACCACGGCTCGCCGCACATCTTCGACCGCTTCTCGCTAGACCACATCGGGACCGGCGAGGGCGCGCAGGCTTATGGATGGGGGCTGTATTTCGCTGGGCGGAAGGAGATTGCGCAACATTATCGGGATATGTTGAGCGGGAAGTGGACGCCCCGAATGGAGTCTGCTGCGGCAAAAGCTTTGGGCGTCGGCGTCGGGGTCGGCTACGAAACGCCTGTTTTGTCCGCGCTCACAATGTCTAAGGATATTGAGGGTTTTCGTGCTGATCTTAAGCAGCATGTAGCGCGCGGTCTCTCAAAGAGCCCGAACGGCTACGCGCACAAAGAAGCTGAACTGATCGCGGAGTCTCTGAAATCTGGCAAACTGGATGCCTTTTATCGGCAGTTTGAAAAGGAAGTTCGCGGCCGCCTCTATGAGGTCGAGATCCCTGAGGACGACGAATACCTGCTCTGGGACAAGCCGCTCAGCGAGCAGCCGGAGAAGGTCAAGGCGGCTCTTGAGAAGATGAAAGGTGGCGACAAGGCCGCAGAGGATTTGTCGAACGACGAACTGTTTGCCGCGCTTGGTGGTTACGAGCAGACGTTTGGCGACAAGGAAAAAACGGGGCAGGGTTTCTACAAGGAACTGAGCGCCGACCTCGCCCGCAAGAATGGCCAGAAGGATGCCGATGAAGGCAACGGGTGGACGGTGGTCAACCCAACCGTTCACTATAATGACAAACTCGCATCCCAATTCCTGCACGACCTTGGCATCGCCGGCATCAAATACCTCGACGGCGGCTCGCGCTCCGATGGCACAGGCACGCACAACTACGTCGTGTTCGATGACAGCCGCGTCTCGATCCAGCAGTATGAGCAAGCCTATGGCGACGGCCCGCGCGGCCGCATCCGCTTCGAGCGCACCCGCACCGTCATCGAACTGTTTCAGAGCCGCAATCTCTCAACACTCACGCATGAACTCGGCCATCAATGGCTCGAAGACCTGCGCGTCGATGCGGAAAGTCCTGACGCGCCGGATCAGGTCAAGGCCGACTGGCAGACCGTGCAGGACTGGTTCGCCGCCAATGGCCAACCTCTAACCGATGGCGTGATCCCGGTCGAGGCGCATGAACTGTTCGCGCGCGGGATCGAGCGGTATTTCATGGAAGGCAAGTCGCCATCCTCCGCGCTCACCCGTGTGTTCGAGGCGATCCGGGGCTGGATGCTCGCGGTCTATCGCACCGTCGACAAGCTGCGGGCGCCGATCAGCCCCGAGATCCGCGAAGTGTTCGACCGCATGCTCGCGACCGATGACGAGATCGCGCAGGCACGCGAGCGGCAGGCGCTCGAACCGCTGTTCAAGGACGCGGCCAGCATCGGCATGACCGAGCCCGAGTTCCAGGCCTACACGCGCCAGGTGCAGGGCGCGCGCGACGAGGCCAATGCGACGCTACTGGCGAAGACCATGGCGGCAATTCGGCGACGCGAGGAAAAGGCATTCCGCGACGAGCGGGCGGGCGTGTGGGCCGACGAGGCAGAACGGCTCGACCAAAGCCCGATCCTGTCCAGCCTGGCCGCGATGAAGGACGCCCCGATCAGCAAGGAATGGTTGGTCGATCGCATGGGTATGGACGTGCTCGATCTGCTGCCCAAGCGCGTGCCGCCGCTTTATCGCGACGGTGGGGCTCATCCCGACGCCATCGCCGAGGAGAACGGGTTCGCGAGCGGCGAGGAGATGGTCAAGTCCATCCTCGGCGTCGAGGCGCAACACCGGGCCGCGCGCGAGTCTGGCGACAAGCGGACGATGCGGCAGCGCATGATCGACCAGGCCGCCGATGCCGAGATGACGCGGCGCCATGGTGACGATCCGTTTAACTCGGGCGCGATCGAGGCTGAGGCGCTGGCTGCGGTCAACGGCGAACTGCAGGGCGAATTGCTGGCAACCGAGGTCCGCGCACTGGCGCGAAAGACCGGCAAGCGGCCGACTCCCTATGCGCTGGCTCGGCAGTGGGCGCGCGAGAAGGTCCGCGGCGGAACGGTGGCGCTCGAAGCATCCCCGGCGGCTATCCAGCGCCATGCTCGCAACGTCGCCAAGGCGGGCCGGGCGGCGGAAGCGGCGATGATGAAGGGCGACAACGAGGCCGCGCTGGTCGCCAAGCAGCAGCAGATGGTCGCGTCGGCATTGCTGGCCGAGGCGAAGGCCGCAGCGGATGAGGTCAGCAAGGCGCAGGCGCGCATGGCCAAGGTCGCCAAGGCGAAGACCATGGCCAGCGTCGATCAGGACTATCTCGAGCGCGCGCAATCTCTGCTCGAAGGGGTGAGCCTGCGGCCGCGTTCGCAGCGTTCGATCGATCGCCAGGCAAAGTGGGAGGCATGGGCCGCTGCTCGCCGCGCCGAGGGCTACGACGTGATCGTGCCCGATTCCTTCGCCGCATCGCTGGAAGGCACGCACTGGTCGCGCATGACGGTCGAGGCGCT